CAGCAAAAAGGAAATAACAACAGGCAGATAGGCGGCGGAATATCCGGTGCAGCAAGATCTGCTGTAGGTGCTGCTAAGACACAGCTAGGTGTTCCTTATGTTTACGGTGACGAAATACCAGGAGTAGGTTTCGACTGTTCCGGTTTAGTGCAGTGGGCATACAAGCAAGCTGGAGTTAATCTTCCCAGGACATCGCAGTCTATGTGGTCAGCTCTTAAGAATAAAAGAGTAGGACTGAATGCAGTACAAGAAGGAGACTTGCTGTTTACGGCAGGATCGGATGGCTCTGCTTCATCTCCTGGACACGTAGCTATGATGGTGAGTAATAACCAGTTAATTCAGGCACCTCATACAGGAGCTAATGTAGAACTGACAGGATATAATCCTCATGACTGGGTAGCAGCAGCAAGACCTTCAGGCAGAGGAACATTTGTATCTGGTGGATCTGGTTCCGGTCCTGGTGTTTCAGGTACAGGTACAGGTTCTAGTTCTTTGTTTGCTGGTAACAGAGGCTTGGGTATGGGTGGTGCTGGTAATTACGGCTCTGCTAATGAGGTAGATATAATATCTGCTATGGGCGCAGGCGGCGGAATGGGTGGATCATTCATAGGCGGCAGTGGTGGCAATGGCGGAAGTACTACAAGTAATTCCAACGGTTCATCAGGTAAAGCAGGAAGCACGGCTAAGATAACTGGCGGTGGTTCTATTGCCGCCAATAAGAAACTGATGCAGCAAATGGCTCAGGCTATGTATGGCTGGGGTAAGGGTGCTCAGTGGAGAGCACTTGATACTTTAGAGATGCATGAAGCTGGGTATAATCAGTTCGCTCAGAATCCTAACTCTACTGCTTACGGCATAGGTCAGTTCCTTGATAGCACATGGAAGGGTTACGGAAACAAGACTTCTAATCCTAAGCTTCAGATTCAGTACATGCTTGAGTATATTCATGGCAGGTATGGTTCTCCTGTCAAGGCATGGAATCAGTACTACGATCATCCTGGAGGTATAGGATGGTATGGCGCTGGTGGTACATTGAAGCCAGGAATGTCTATTGTCGGAGAAAGAGGACCAGAGCTTGCTATTAATTCTGGTGGTCAGACTCAGATATTCTCTAATGCTCAGACTAACTATCTACTTAATGCCATTAAGGGTAACGTATCTCAGAGTCCGTGGAAGTCTGACATCACTCAAGGATCATCTCACTCTTCTAGAGGCGGCGGGATTAATATTCACTTCAACCAGGGATCTATAGTTCTCAATCATTCTAGTTCATCACATGAATCAATAGCATCTAAGGCTGGAAGAGAAGTGGCAAGGCAGATAGTACACCACATAAATCATGATGCGGTGCATCAGGCGATTCGTAACGGAGAGAAGTTGTAATGGCTACAGCAGCTATAGCACAGCCTCCTTTTGATCCGAGGATTACTACACTTGCTTTTCCTTTGCAAGGTGGTAAGTTCGGAACTATCCAAAGAGGCTACATGATATGGGACAAGCCTATCTCTGGCTATTCTACTAAGGCGATAGTTAACTTCCTGTACAATCCTTCATCTGTGTCAGCAAGCTACTCAATTTCTGACTCATCTGTGGGTTCAGCTCTTATGTTCCCGACAGGATTTAATGACACTAACTTGAGGGTTCCGCTTAACCAGACTGTATCGTGGTCACTTCTGTTTGACAGGACTTATGAGCTGTGGGGTACGTATAATACAGACGGTTCCGCTAACGGCAGCAAGGGAAACGTTAATAATAATACTAATGATCCTAAAGTTGTAGGAGTGCTAGCAGATGTCATGGCTATGCAGCAGTTCACCGGAATGTTCGTAGCTTATTCATCTGGTAACGCTCAGACTACAGCACCAGCATCAGGAACACTTACAGGATGGCAGGGAATCATGCAGATGATTCCAGGATGGGTTTATTTCGGCGGCGGCGGATCATCTACAACATCATTGTGGTATTACGGATATGTATCTGAGTGGGATGTGACCATAACTCACTGGACTCAGTACATGATCCCGCAAAGATGTGTTATCAACATTACTTTCACCATGCTTCCGCCTCCTTTAACTGGGGCTGGATCTCAAAAGCAGACCAACACTATTCCTACAGCAGGTCAGCCAGCACCAGCAGGAACGCCAGTAGGAAATCAGGTATTCGTTACTTCACCAACAGCAGGAGTATCAGGTAGATAATGATAAGCAGCAATAGCAGGTACGCTAATTCGAAGATAGTAACGCAGACTATAAAAGGTAAAGACGTTCAGTACATAACACCATCAGCACCAGTAGGCTACACATTCCAGTACAACTATTACATCACTAACGGGTCGGACAGGATTGATAACATAGCTAACGGGTTCTTAGGTGATCCTCAGCAGTGGTATGTAATAGGTGATGCCAACCCCCAGATAATGAAGTGGTTTGATATTGTTCCTGGGACTATACTGCGCATACCTAGGGCAGCGGCGGTAAGTTAATGTCACTAGTAAAACCTGTTGTCTATGCTATATATGTCAATGGTGTGCTGTCTAAGGAATTCCCCCTGGATATAGAGCTTAAGCAGACGTGGGGACAGCATGACCTGATGTTCATCAGGATTGAGTACCCGAGGATAATTAAGCTTAACAATAAAGCTCTGTGGCCTAACAATGCCCCTATAAGAATCGTGTGGGGAGCCTTACCAGGAAATACTCAGACCTGGTACGGTTACGTGAATCATCACACCATTAATGCCAATGCTGATTCTGGTTCTGGTGCCATGCAGATAACTTACTCTTGCATAGGAACATCCAAGCCCATGAATACGGACAAGACTAGGACATGGGGTCAGGTAACAGGAACCTACATAGCTAAGAAGATAGCATCTGAGTACGGATTCAGGGCTATCTTGTCTCAGACTGACTGGGTTCTGCCTTATGAAGTTCAGTCTAACGAATCTGATTTTCATTTCCTTAACAGGATTGCTGACAAGATAGGTTATAGATTCTGGGTGTCGGGTGGCACTTTGTATTTCATTGACCCTATAGTTATCTTGCAAGGATCAGGGAATCAGGCTGTTCCTTACTATTACATGGACAAATCTTTCTTGTACCTGGATACAGTAAGGAATTTCAACATGACACTGGGAGATAACATTCCTGGTGGTGCTCAGACTATAAGAACTATTTACGGTATCGATGAGGCAACTGGTCAGCCTTTCCATCTCAAGGCATCTAACGCTACAGCTACTACTAACGTCACTCAGATTACATCTGAGTGGCCGGTAATATCCAGGCATGAGGCACAGAACTTAGTGGATGCCTGGCAGGGAAGATCTCAGTTCTGGTTAGCGGCAACAGCAGAACTGTACGGGACTTCTTATGTCTATCCAGGTAAGCTGATATATCTTTCAGGTAACCAGTTGAACAATGAGGCTTTCGGGTACTGGATTGTCACATCAGCAGATCATGTTCTGATGACATCAGGAACATCTGATCCCACTAAGGATAAGTACATAACTCATGTTGAGCTGCTTAAGAATGAGACGAAGATCTTGCCTAAGCTGAAGAACATTCAGAAGATCAATCCAGAGTTCACTTCATGTAATCTTCTCGGAGGTATATGGAAGTCTTCTAACCAGTCTGTAGTTTATGACAACGGGCCGATTGGAATGTAATGCCTACAAGAGAGTCTTCATCATCAGTTTCAATTAACGCTAGCCGTGTCCTTCCTACAGCGGGAACACAGCCTAAAGCTCAGTGGCATGGAGTTTATATAGCGTCGTGTGCTCAGAACAATGATCCTCTAGGCGAGGGACGCATCAAGATGTATGTTCCTCAAGTGCTAGGTAATGCTGTATCCAACTGGGCTAGACCTTTAGGGTATAAGCCTTCAGATATACCAGCAGTCGGGCAGATGGTTCATGCTTATTTTGCCGGCGGGGATGTTAATCATCCTATCTGGGTGAGAACAGATTTCACTACAGCTTTCAGTAACATACAGAATCAGATCAACAACATAGGTCCAGGACCGTGGAGCAGCATAACGTTGGGTGGCGGCTGGTCTAACATAGGAGGATTCTTACCAGCACAGGTAAGAGTTCTGTCTACTGGGGTAGCGCAGATAGTAGGTAACATTCAAGGTGGTTCTATATCTGACGGTACTACTATAGGAGTAATACCTAATACTATTGCCATGCCATCATCTAACCAGATACTAACATGTACTATTCTAGGCGGCGGCAGTTTGCCTTTAGCGGGTAATTCTCTCGGGGCATTCACTGATTCAGCAGGACTGAATGACGGGACAGTAAACGGGTTGTCTGGGCAGGATGGTCTTACTGATGGTACTATTAACGGAACGTCAGGGACAGGCTCTAACACTAACGGTCACACACACGGACCAGGATCTTTTTCTGTAACTAACGGGCAGCACAAGCACGACTCAGGATCATTCGCTGTAGCTGATGGTACTCACGAGCACGGAACATCACTTATAAATGTAGAGACAAATTTTAACACAACTGATCCTGTAATACAGATAGACCCAGCGGGAAACATGATTTTATTTGGAGTACAGGTAGCCAATCAGATATCTTTTAACGGAACACTGGTGACAACATAATGACAAGCTTCGCAGTACCTTTTGCTTTGACTCCGCAAGGTACCATACAGATAACTAAAAATCCTAATGAAATTGCTAACAACAGGGTAGAGTCATTAGTAGGAACATATCCAGGGGAAAGAGTGATGCAGCCTGAGTATGGTGTTGATGCTCCGTCATTCGTATTCGCGCCGGATCTGTCAGCAAATCAAGCTCACCTGGCTACTGAAGTACAGCAGGCTATCAATAGATGGGAGCCGACTATCGTTCTCAGCAGCGTACAGGTAATACCTAATCAGTCAGACGTGGGAATAATAGGAGTGGACGTTCAGTTTACGCTATCTAACGATCCTTCCCTGACACCAGCGCAGATAGCCACGGTTGAAATAGGAGGAAGGGTGGTACAGAATTAAATGACTACAGTAAACTTGGTTCAGACGCCAATCGTTGCGCAGAACCCTAATTTTTATACAGCATTAACACCGCCAACCAACATAGATTACACATCTAAAGACTGGCTTGGCTTTGTTACGTCAATGCTTAACTATGCTCAGGTAGCTTTCCCTGAATGGGACACATCATCTGAAGGAGACTTCGGTGTGATGTTAGTAGAGCTGTTCGCGTACATGGGAGATATTCTTTCTTTCTACGGGGACAGGCTTACTCAGGAATCATATCTGCCGACAGCAACCCAAAGACTTTCAATACTTAACATAGCTCAGCTTCTAGGATACAAGCCAACTAACGGATCTCCTTCAACAGGTACCGTAACATTCCAGACAATCAATCCTGGTGTTTCCGTAACTATACCAGCGGGAACACAGCTAACTACAGCATTTGATACTTCCACTGATCAGCCTATAATATTCCAGACTGATGATGCCGTAACTGTCCCTGCTAATGGCGGCACAGCTACAATGACTGTTACTCAAGGTCAGACATTTACTTTAGTGGCATTAGGATTATCAAACGGAACGGCGGGTCAGTCATTCCAGATACCTCAAGCTAATGTAGAAGACGGAACTGTATCAGTATTCGTATCTTCAGCATCAGGTAATGTTATGTGGAATGCAGTAGACTTCCTGGTAGATGCCAAGCCTACTGACCTGGTTTACTCACTCCATGTAGACCAGAATCAGATGACTAACATTCAGTTCGGGGATAACATCAATGGTGCTATACCAGGCATAGGTCTTATCATCTCAGCAACTTACACTATAGGTGTAGGCTCAGCAGGAAATCAGCCTGTAGGTTCGGTGGGTATTTTCACTGATCCTATAACAGGAGTGTTCGTTCCTTTTCAGTCTGTAGGATCAACTTTGTTCCAGTCAACAGCGATGACTGGAGGATCTGATCCTGAGACTAACGATCAGATAAGAGCCAACGCACCAGCATCATATGTAGTGCAGCAAAGAGCTGTATCAGTAAATGATTATGCGGCTCTGGCACTTAATGTTCCCGGTGTTCTGATGACTAATTCAATTGCCAACCACTCAACATCAGTAACCTTGTTTGCTCTTGGTCCTAACTACCAGCCGCTAGACATAGGTCTGCAAGCAGATGTCCAGGCTTATTTCAAGGGCAAGTTACTAGCAGGAACTACTCTTACTATAGGAACACCGTCACTGATACCTGTAGATGTGGGAGCTAACGGTAACGGGATCACCTTGCAGGTAGCTCAGAACTACAATCAAGGTGTTGTGGTAGCTGGGGTGACAACAGCACTTCAGGCTATACTATCGCCTCCTAATTCATCATTCGGTCAGCTACTTCAGGTGTCTCAGTTGTACTCTGCTGTTATGAGCGTGCCTGGTGTGGTCTATACTGTTATTAATATAATGACAAGGGAAGATGCTACCCAGGCCAACACTAATCCTATTCAGTTCAGGCAGTCAGAGATACCAGT